CAATCGCTGGATCGAAGTCTATGACGATTTCTCCATCATCATCCACCCCAACGCTGAACTTGGTAAAATTGCCGACATTCTCCAGCCCTGGATCACCAGTGGTCACCTACCACCGGACACCAACACAAGCCTTGCCACCCTCATCGAGTCCAAGCGCGGTCAACACTTTGTTATCTATGACGCTTTTCCACAGTTCTTTAAAAACATGAGCCTAACAATGCCTGAGCTAATCAATTCTAAGAAGATTTTAGCCCAATAACCCACACCAATGAGCTCAAGCTTTCAAAATCCTTTCCAATCCCTCGGCGTTACCCCTTGGCAACTCATCCTTGGCATAGCCTGCATTGGTTCTTGGTGGGCAACAGTCCAGCCTTTGCCAGGTAAACTTGAACAATTAAACAACACTGTTCAAAATCTTTCAACCAAAGTAGAGATTCAAGCTGTTCTTCTTAACTCTGTCAAAGAACTGCACGAGGACGTCAAAGAAAACCGTGAAGAAACCCGTATTGAGATCAAAAATCTTCGCGAAGAACTCTCCCGTATCTATTCCCGCCTAGCTGTCAATCGGTCATTGCCAAAAACCGAGGACCTTTTAGGCAAACTTACCCAACCAAATGAACTTTCTCCTGTCCAGTGAGCTGACTTTTAAAGAACCCATCGGTTGGATTGTAGTTTCTTGCATTTGCCTAGTGTGGACAATGATAATTTTTGTGAATAAACAGCCATGACTACGTTTGTTAAAGCTCTGCTCACTATTGCTCACCGTGAAGTTGGCGTTACCGAAGTTGGTAAGTCAAATCGGGGACCACGTGTGGACCAATATCAACAAGCAACATGGCTGGACAAAAAAGACTGGGGAGCTTGGTGCGCAGCTTTTGTTTGCTGGGTTGTTCGTGAGGCGCTTTCCCAAACCAACACCAAAGAAACCGATAATTTCAAGCGCCCGCGCACTGCTGGAGCATGGGATTTTGAGCGTTGGTCCTTGGCCCAGGACTCAACAACGCAAACTCGCAAGCCAGCAGGCTCTGACATTCTTCCCGGAGACCTGATTGTTTTTAAATTTTCTCACATCGGCATTGCTCAGTCTGCACCTGATCGCCAGGGCAACTTCACCACCATTGAAGGTAACTCTAATTCCAAAGGCTCGCGCACAGGTGGTCAGGTTTGCGAGGGCAATCGCAACATCTCCCAAGTCCGCTCACGTATTCGCTTTACACTGCCATGATTCTTAACATCCAAGGTCTTGATTCGTTTCCTCGGACAGCGCTTTCACCGGTAGAGACGCTTCCGCCTGAGGACTTGACCATTGCTTCTGCTCGCAAAGGTCTAGCTCCTACCTTCCACGGTTCCAAGCCACCCGTTACTGAGATTCAAAAAGAAAAAGCTGTTCATCGCCTAGCCGCACACATGATTGCTTCAGGTGCACGGCCTAAAACTGTTGCCGCCGAGCTTGATGTCGCCGAGTCCACGGTTTCTAACTGGATCCGTCAGCCTTGGTTCCAAGCTAACGTCAACCAAATCATCCAAGACGAATTCTCCGGTGACATCACTCAGATGCTCAAATCTGCAGCTTCATCCGCGGTCTTGGTCACAATGGACTTGATGAACAACTCGGTTGACGAGAAAGTTAAACTGAGCGCAGCTAAAGACATTCTTGATCGTTTTCGTGGTAAACCTACAAACTTTGTTCACCACACAAACCATCAAATCTCCGAAAACCCTGCTGAGGAAATTAAACGCCTCGAAGAAACCCTGCTCAAAACCACAATCCAAAATTAACCTTTATGCCTCTCGATTATCAAACCTCTGAAAAGATCACTGCAATTGTTCTTGACTCTGACCCTTCCGGTCGTGCAAACCTCAAACCTAACACCAACGGCCTTGGCTATGCTTCTGGCGGTGGCACTGTAACCCAAACTGTTTCTGCTTCCACCGGCGTAGAACTTAACAAGCTCTGCGGTCAGATCACCACCGTTGCTCTTACCACCGCTGCTAACGCTGAAGAAGTCTTCACCGTCACCAATTCCTTCGTCGACGCTTCTGACGTTGTTGTCGCTTCCACCACTTATGCTGGCGCCGGCACAATTCAGATCTCCACTAAAAAGGTGGTTGACGGAGCTTTTGACCTTGTCATTGCTAACCATCACGCTTCCAACGCACTTAACGCCGCTGTTACTGTTAACTTTGTGGTCATCAAGTCCGTTACTGCTTAACACTTAACCTTTAGCTCTCGGTAACTCACACTTACCGAGGGCTTTTCTTTTTTATGTACAACACAAGAGAATTTTCAGATAACGGTTTTAAAGTTGTAGCAAATACAAATGCACTAGAGGTTGGAAAATATTCCGGCATCCAGGTGCTTGAAGCTGCTGTGATTGCTTCGATTACTTTTGAGTCTGGCTATAATGGCGACACGGGAATCCAAACTTTGACACTTCCTGCTGGACTTTATCGGCCTATGTTGTTTACCACATTGACGCTTACTAGTGGTAAAATTATTGCGGAGAAACTTTAAGTCAAACTTTCAATGAACCCTAAGCTCGAAGCTGCATTTTTAACCAATCCTCGCTTTGAGGATGTTTCTGAAGGCGGAGTTACTCAAAAGCTCAAACTGCTTGACGAGCTTAGGGTTTTTTCCGCAGTGCTGAATGATTTTATCCACATTCCAGCTGGATTTGTTTTTGAAGAAAGCATCCCGTCTTTTCTTTTTTCTTTCTCGCGGCCTCGTGGTGAAAGCAAACGAGCAGCTTGCATTCATGACTGGCTTTACATTTACAACTCTTACACTAATCCTGGTGGCACGTTTCCAGTAACCCGCTCGCAAGCGGATAATGTTTATTACGAATTTCTTCGAGCTAAAGGTGTTAAGCCTATTCGCGCTTACATGCGTTGGCTTGGTGTTCGCTTGGGTGGCTGGCCACATTTTTAACCTTTTAATCTTATGCCTTCTAACTATAAATACTATGATGCTTTTGGTATTGAGCGCACTGTTGCTAGCGTGCTTGATCCGCTTACTCTTACAGGTGTTGGTGTAACTGCTACAAGCAATGTGATCACGGTTGCTGAAGCCTCTGTGGTTTTTCCTGGGCAACCAATCAGCTGTTTTGGAATTCCTTTGGGTGCTTTTGTTCATTCGATAAAAAGAACTACTGGCAGCCCTACTGAGCTTACTCTTTGGGCTAGCAGTTTTAATTTAACCACTGGAGTTTGGTCAACCTCTGCCGCTAATGCTAATGCTATTGCTGGCTCAACGGCTTCTAACATTTCTGCTGTAGTTTCTGGCTTCTGTCCATTTACTATTGTTTCTCTTGCCTATGCAATGGGCATGTGGAGAAACTTACATAGTTTTGAAAGTAAACTTTTTAGTTACACAGCTGGTGTCACCAACGTAGCTGGTGCAAGCGGTGGATTAGGTATTTCAATCGTGCCAACTACTACAACGGTTGCTAGTGGTCTTGCTTCAATGACGGCAGCTCGCGTAGCAACAACCGATGCTTTAGACGCTGTGCCACTGAAGCGCCATAACGGTGAACTTCACGGTGCTTATATTCTTGTTAGCTCTCTTGGTCACAAGAGTGTTGTTCAAGCACTGCCAGGTCGTGAGCTAATCTACAGCCCAACTTAATATGGCTTCTTCTGAAAAAGTCCACTATTCAATTTTTCCCATTGCTGGCTCTATCAACGAGCGTGGAATTATTCTTCATGTTCGCGAGAGTCGTTTTACTGCCAGCACAACGCTGGTAGCTGGAACAACTCTTGCTAACTTTATGTCAGCTGAAGCTGTGGACAAAGGAGATGCAATTGAGCAAGGCTTTGGTTCTTACATTTACTGTGAACAACTGCCTAAAGAAGGCAATAACCTACGTTTTGTTTTTCTTAAATCTAAAACGCCAGCGGAACAACTTCAGGTTGTAAAGCCAAGTTTTACCATTAACGAAACAACTTATTGGCCGGATTGGCTTCTTTCTCTTTACGCACTCGAGGCTGAGATTGCTTTGCAAAGTGAATCAGGTGTTCTTGGTATTGGCGGAAACACATCTAATGCCGTTACCGGCAAGCGTATCTTAGATCGCTATATTCTTTTTAAAGGTGGCGAATTTAACACCATTCACGAAATTGACGAGTTCTTTTCACCTGATCCAATTACCTCTCTTTCCGCTACCGAGCCTCGCCCCATGCCGGTGTTCTACAACTATTACGGTGTTCGCAATTCACTTAACTGCATTCATGCAGGTGTAACAGTTCCAGAACCATACATTACTGCAACTTTGGTCGAAAACTTCGGCACGCCTAACGCTCAAAAAGTAACCTGGGAACAGGGTTCAGTCTTTCCACCTACAAACCAGGTTGCTTGGATTCCACACTACCGCAAGTTAATTGTCACCGAACGAGATGGTGGCTTCTACTACCGCCGGCACAAAGTTCTCCCTCCTCGTCTTAACCGCGCAATTCAAATCTAACTCAATGACTCCCGTTGACCCCGACCAGCAAGATCGACTAAAAGCTCTTCGACGCCTAGCCGAACTCCGTAAAAACTACGGACTCTTTGCCTATCGTCCCCAGCCTAAGCAAAACCTTTTCCACCTTGCTGCACATTACAAATACCGTTATCTTCGCACTGGCAACCGCTTTGGCAAGTCCACTTGCGGTTCTGCTGAAGATTGCGCTTTTGCTCTTGGCGCTCGTCTTTGGCTTCCTGAATCCGATCCAAATCGGTATTTGGGGATTCCCAAGAGGGCGACAAAAGGAGTTATTCTTGTTGCTGATTGGGACAAGGCGCGGGAAATCTTTACTTCGCTGGAAACTGGAAAGCTGATGGCGTTCTTGCCAAAGGATCGAATTGAGGCTATTTTGAAAAATCAGGCTGGTGAGGTTTCGGTTATTAAGCTTAAGAATATCTGGGGAACTGTCTCTACGATAGAGCTGGACACTGTGCGGTCGTATATGGCTAATCCAATGGGACTTGAGTCTTCTCAGTGGGATTGGATTCATGTGGATGAACCGATTCCTGAGGGAATGTGGAATGCGGTTAGTCGTGGTTTGATGGATACTGGTGGCTCAGCTTGGTTTACCTGCACACCTATTGCAGAGCAGTGGATTAATGAGTTTTTCCTTCCAGTTAAGATGATGAAGAGTCAGTTTGAGGAAGGGTTTTCCTGGGATAAGAAGCCTGAATGCTGGATCATGACTGGGTCTAGCTATGATAATCAGACATTGGATCGTAAAGAAGTTGACCTATTTGCAAAGCAGCTTTCGGAAAGTGAAAGGGCTAGTCGAATTTATGGGTTGCCGAAGAACTCTCAGGGCCTAGTCTATGCGGAGTTTGACCAAGAAAAGCATGTGCAGATTGAATTGCCACATGGCTGGAAAGACTATGATGCACCGCCGGATAATTATACTATTCGGGTTTTTATTGACCCGCATCCGCGCACACCTCATGCGGTGCAGTTCTGGGCTACCGCGCCGACAGGGCAATCGTTCTGTTATCAGGAAATCTTTTCTCCTTGCTATATTCAGGATCTTTGCTCGATGATTTTGAGGATTCTTAATGGGCGCACACCGTGGCAAATTTGCATTGACCCCATTGCTTTTATTCCTAACCCGGTTGATGGTAAGTGCTACGCGGATGTCTTTATTGCTAATGGGCTTAATGTAATGCCCGCGCCTAAAGAACTTTCAACTGGGATTCAGAAAGCTAAACAAGAGCTTATTCGGGAAAATAATATCTTTATTATGTCCTCGTGTTCGGAGACTATTAAGGAATTTTACACCTATTGTTGGGATAAAGATAAAGAAAAACCCGTTGACAAAAACGATCACATGATGGAATGTTTCTACCGGGCGTGCGTTGTTGGCCTTGATTGGATTGATACTTCACGGCAAAACATAACCCTAGACAAGAGTAATTTTATGGATCGTTCGTTAGATCTAAACTTTTTCTCTTTTGGTAACTTTTCAAAAATTGCAGCTTAAAACTTATGCCTGACTATAAGACTATTCCAAACCCAAGAGAATTCTTTGGTTGGTCACAAGACTACAAAGGGACTTTAGCCGATACTGTAAATCATCGCACTAACGTGGCTCCAGCTACTGGGCCTACGCAAGATGATATAATTCTGGCTATTAACAAACTAATGGGCACGGCTCCAGCGCAAGCTAAACGTGCTCATGTGGGTATTCCATTTTTAATGCAAGCTGAGCCAGGAATGACTGCAATCTCTCCATCTCGTGAAGCCTATTCTCAAGCTTATGATTTAATTCAAGGAGCAAAACTTCCTGCTGACTTAGATCAAGCAGCTCAAACACAAATGCTTTTAGCTCATCTCCGTAGCCAAGGTATCCAACCATGACCCCAGAAATTATCAAACGCCTTGAGGCTGAAATTCAGGACGAGAAGCTGGATGAGCTGCGGACTATGCTGGTTAGGAATCTGAACCGGTCTCGCGGCGACATGGCTAAGAGCTATCCCGCTTGGGACAAAGCTCTTGATACCTATCGTTCTATTCGCACCGCTGATGCACAAGACGCACGTGCGCGAAACAAAAACGAACCTGAAAAGATGACCGTGCCGCTATCCTTTGCGCAGGTCAACACGCTTGTCACCTTTCTTTTTCTTGCTTACACGCAAAAAGAATCTATCTTTGAACTTGAAGCCACAGGTCCGGAAGACTACGGTCCAATTCGTGATGCTTGTCAGGCCATCCTTCAACGTGAAGAACGGCAAACTCGCTATTATTCCAAGCTTGTCCAGGCACTGCTTGACATGGCTCGATTTAAAATTGGTGTTTTAAAAACCACTTGGCGCTATGACACCAAAATGGTCAAGCGTGAACAACCTTCTATGGAACTTCCTTTTGCTGGCATGGGTGGAATTACCATGGCAATGGAAATGCCTGAGCTTCAAGACGATGAAGTCACCACCTACGAAGGTAACGAGGTAGATATTATCTCGCCTTACAATTTCTTTTTTGACACTCGGCAGCCAATTTCTCGCTGGCAGCAAGGTCGCTTTGCAGCAGATGAAAGCGAATACCACTTTCAAGACCTTCGCGCCATGGAAAAGGCTGGGTCATTGACCGGAACCAAGCACATTACAGCATTCACCGCCGAAGCTTGGAAAAAGCGTGATCAAGGAACAAGGTTAGGTAGTGTTTCTCCGCAAGATACTAAGGTTGGAGAACCTAAAAAAGACTTTATGGTCTGCCTAACGACGGTTCAAGCTAAGATTGTTCCAGCAGATTATGACCTTAGTGACTCTCAGGAGGAAGAAATTTGGGTTTTTGCTATGGCAAATGATCAACGCATTCTTGCAGCTAAGCCTTTGAATGCTCCTCATGGTGAATTTACCTATGACATTTTATCCCTTTCTCCTGATCAGCATGCCGAGATGTCTGATTCTCTTTCTTCACTGATTGATCCTCTGCAAGAAGTTATCACATGGTTGATTAACGCTCGTGTTGCCGCAGTTCGGCAGAACATTGAAGGTCGTTTTGTTGTTGATCCTAGTTTTGTCGATCTTTCCACCCTTACCGCTGGTAGTAAATACATACTTCTTAAGAAGAACGCACCTTATAACCAGGGTGTTGCTGCATTTATTAGCCAGCTTAAGACCGTCGATCCAACGGTTACCCACATGCAAGATGTTCAGAGCTTGTCTCAGATCATGCAGGTGGTTTCAGGCGTGAACGAAAACTCTATGGGCCAGGTTGCTTCGGGCCGACGTTCCGCTACCGAAAACCGTGCAGCCAATGCTGGCGCAGCTTCTCGCATGAAGCTGATTGCTGCCACTGTGTGGATCGACGGTCTTGCTCCCCAAGGACGCAAGATGCTGCTTAATTGCCGGCAAGATTTGACCTATGAGACTTATGAAAAAATCCTGGGTGAGTCTGCTATTAACACCTATGATAGTTTCCATCCACAGGACCCAGTAGAACTTCTTGGCAACGAAGACTATTTCTGCTACGACGGCACGCTGTCTTCTGAGAAGAATTACATGGCACAGTCTTTGCAGGAGCTTATCATTGCTCTGGCCTCTAATCCTGAACTGGCTCAAGCTGCTGGCTTTGACCTAGTCGCGATGACTAAAGAAGCCTTTGCTCTGCGTGGGCTTAAAAATCTAGATCGTTTCCAACTCCCACCTCAACCTCAAAATGGACCAATCCCACCAACTCTCCCGCCAGGAAGCGGACCAGCTCCTGCTCTCCCTCCAGCTGCTTGAAAAAAATGAAGCTTTTTTAGTTTTTCGTCAAGAAGCTCAGGAACTTTATGACCGCTCGATTAATTCCATTCTTCAAGACACTCCTGTTGACATTCGCACCTTTTTCATTCGTGAACGCTTAATCGGTGCAACGCAGGAACTTAAACGCTTTCTCGATCAACCTACAACAATGGCTGACGATTTAAACCAACAAATAACACAACACAACAATGCCTAATAACAATGATTTGGAGGACGATCTTAATGATGACCTCCCCGAGGACGATATCCTCGATGACAACGATAACGTCGATCCTAACGATGACGATAACAGTGATGACCTTTCTGATTCTAAGAATCAAAATCTCACACCTGAACAAATTGCTGATCTAGCTGCTCAGACGGCTATGCGAGTTCAACCTCGTCAACAACAGCAAATTCCACAACTTAGCCCAGAAGAACTGGATGCTAGACTTAACCGTTACAAAGTCAACGCTGACTTTGTCAAGCTTCTCCGTGATCCGGAAGCTCAACCAGAAAAACTAGTCGAAGCTTTCCAAGCAATGCTCGACGGAACAGCCAAGCATGCTGTTACTTCTTCCCAGTTTCTCTATCAAAACGACCTTGGTCCTATTCAGCAAAAGCTTCAGGCACAAGAAGCTTTTGTTCGTGAACAGCAGACCAGGACATTTGTCAAAAACGTGGGCTCACAATACCCATCCTTGGCAAAATACGACCAGGTGATTCGCCAAGCAACAACCCTTGTTTCGCAAAGTGGCTATATTCCCAAGAGTCATTCCGACGCGCGTCGTCAGGTTGCTCTTCAAGCCCAGCAAATCATCCGTCAGATTGATCCCCAATTTTCCTTGAAAGCTAATCCAGCTCGACAGGCTAGTGGCTTTAGCCCTCGACGTTCGTCCTATGGAGGTGGACAAAACGTCCCAGCTAAAACCGGTGCAGGCAGTTTCGCAGATTACCTCCGTTAATCACAAATACCAATAAATCAAAATGTTAGGTCTCATCTCTTCTACTGACTTGGAGGCACGTTACTCCGAGCGCGCAATGCGCCAAATCTTCTGGAAATATCCACAAGGTAAGGCAATTCTTTCTTATCTTCTTAGTCTTATGGACAAAGAGGAAACTGACAAACCCAAGTTCTCTTGGTTTGAGCAGTCTCATAAACATCAGGAAAGCACGACGGCAACGTCGGGTTCTCTTGGCGGCGGTGGCGCTGGTCCGTTTGTTAATTCGACAAACACCACTAGCCAAGCTGCTGCTGGCTTCACCTGGACTTCAGGCACTACTTATGGCATCTATGTTGCTGATGCAAGCAAGTTTCTTGTCGATGACTGCGTGTGGATTAAGCGCGTGCCAAACGCAGCTGCTTCCGCTTTCCTTGATCTTAAAGGTGTTGTTACTGCTATCGATACAGCTTTGAATTACATCCTTGTCACTTCTACCGAAACTATTGCTTCGGTCAGCAATGACACTGATGCTAATTCTATTGCTGTGATCAATATTGGTAAGTCCGCTGCTGAGGGTGATCGCTCTCGTCAAGGCCGTGTTGAATTTCCGATTGAACCGGAAAACTACACGCAGATCTTCCGTCAAGCTGTTGGTCCGTTTCCGTCCACTGCTCTCAAAGCTGGTCTTCGCTTTGACAAAACTGGCATTTACGCCAGCGCTGTTAAGCAAGCTTCGCTGGACATCACTGAAGCTATTGAAATGGCTTGCTTCTTTAGTGAGCGTGGCGTTCAAACTGTAGTCAATCAAAATGGCAGTTCTGTTCCTCGTCGCCAAACTGGTGGTGTTCTCTGGTTCCTGAAGCAGTATGAACTTGCTAATGGTGGCACGTTCCTTTACCGCGATGGTGCTTCTGCTATTACTAGCAGCGCCTGGCAGACTGAGGAAGCTAAGCGTGTTATTCAGGTCAACGGTAACATCACTTGCGCTCAGCTTGAAGGTCTTCTTCGCCGCGCGTTTGAAAACACTGCTGATGGTTCTTTTGAAAAGCTGCTTGTTTGCGGTTCTACTCTCTATGACGTCTTCCAACGTTACTTCGCTCTGAAGTCTATCAAGACTACAATGCTGAAGACCAAGGAAGAATCCTACGGTATGACCATCAACATGTGGGAATCTCCTTGGGGCACTCTGTATCTCAAGTCTCATCCTCTCTTCCAGCGCCAAGCTTTCCGCTCTACGGGCTTTGTCCTTGACGTTGGTTGCCTTAGCTGGATGGATATGAATGATCGTGAAATCACTTTGCTCAAGAATCGTCAAAACAACGACGAAGACGGCCGCAAAGATGAATTCCTTGGTGAAGGTGGTCTTGTTGTAAAGGCTCCTGAAAATCATCTCTACCTGGAGGGTATCACTGGTCTTACGGTGTAATTTATGCCTGCACTTACTGAAGCAAATGTGACGACTGAGCTTGGATTTTTTCAAGTTTCCTCGCCATATCAAATCCGCACGACCCAGGTTACTTTGGTTCTATCCAGCCAAGGCGGCACAACCAACACGGTTGACGCTGTTACGCTGGGTTATTCCAAACTTCTTGGTTCCACGCTGGCTCAGAAATCCGATGATGCTCTTGCACTACCCACGTGCCCAAGCTACGACGGAACTAAGCTGTTTTTCTACAATCCTGCACAAGCCACTGACGCGAATCGTGATGATCCTGTTGATGTGACCGGAACTTTCCGGGTGCTTGTTTGGGGTGTTTAACTCTTTAGGCTTCGGCCCGTGGGCCTTCAACCACGGGCACTTTTCCTCACAAATTAAATGAAACTTCCTATTCACTCCTACGATGGTATGCCTGGCGCTGCCAAAGACGTTAAAGACACTGCTATGCTTGACACTACCGCGCGTGAAAGTGTCAAACGCACTTCTGGCCCTACCCCGAACTATGACCGCTCGAAGGTCAAACATGGTTCTTTTGGTAGCCTTGGTGTTCGCGGTCACGCTTAACATCTAACCCTTAGTGCCCTCGCTATGACTATTGGACAAATCAAAGAAGTAATCGCTGCGAATCTTAAAAAGGAAACCTCTTCCTTTGTCAAAGGTTCCGGTGCAACTGAAATCAATCTGCTCCACCTTGCGTTAAACAACGCTCGAAAAGTTGCAGAGAAGTTTCATGATTTTTCCATCTGTCGTAAGCGAGGGCACTTTTCTTACACTGGAACCGCTATTGATTGGCGCACACCAACGTGGTTTTCTGGCACCGGAACCGCTCGAAAAATTAAGTTCTGGTATGAGCGCGTTTCTGGCACATCGGGAAGCGGCGCTTACGGAGGTGTTGACCGCACGCTTAAAGCTCTTACGCAGGAACAACTTGCTAGGTTGTATGCGAGGGAAGACTATCGTGTGGCTCCTCTGGAAACAGCTCAGCGGTATCTTGCTGACTCTGACCCTGCTTTTGGTAACGACCCTCTTTTGGGACAGAATTACGTTATTATTGAAGGACATAATTTTTACTTGCATCCAGCTACAACTACAACTCGGTTGATTGTGGCTGATGCTTTTTATTGGTGGACCGATTGGTCGGCTGATAATAATACAGACTGGTGGACAGACTATGGCACCGAGTTTCTTGTTCTACAGTCTATTGTTGAATTGAATCGGTTGTCGCATACTTTTGTCGGCAATGTGGAAGGAAATCTTCCGCCGCCAGTTAAAGAAGCTGCGCGGGCACTTAACGAACTAGTTCAACTGGATAAAGATTCCTCTGAAGGTGCAATCACTATTGAAGATCTATGAGACAACAACAAAATGATCCTATCGCTCAGGCGATGCAAATTTTACAGTTTATTACCCAACGTCGTGGGCAGCAGGCGGGCATTGAACAAGAGGCTCGTAGACTTGACTTGCAGGAGCAACAATTTCAGCAAAATCGGGATCAATTTAGCCGAGGGCTTGAGTGGCAAAAGCAAGATGCGCAAACAAAAAATGATCAGTTTACGCGTGATCTGGCTTTAAGAGAATTAGCCCAAAAGCAAGCGATGGAAGAAGCTAAACAGAATTTTCTTTGGAACCAAACGCAGGCTAAACAGAAAAATGAGCAATGGAACGCTGAACAAGCTCAGCGGATTATGGAAAATACGCGCAATAATATGGCGCAACCGGTTGATCAAGCTTATAAGCAAATGCTTATTGATAAAGCTAGGGCTGAAATGCTTGGTCAGGATAAAGATCCACAAATGATGCAAGCAGAGCTGGATCGCGATAAGATGATTGCTGCAGTGTTGCAAGATCAAATTAACAACGCATCTCCAATGGAACGTGGAAGACTTCAAGATCAGCTGCAAACTTACATGTATCAAAGATACAAAGATGTAATTCCTCCTTTGCGAGATTATAATCAAGACGAACTAAGAGCAATGCAAACGTATCAAACTCCACAATAATAGTTATGCTTGACTTTACTTCAGATCCACTTTCAACTAGAAAAGCTGTTCGTGTTGGTGGTGTGCGGCGCAGAGATGAAACCCAGGAACAAATGCAACAAAGGTTGTATGGTGGTCAGGGTTATGGTGTTGCAACAGAAGATCTTAAAACGATTTTTCCAGGAACAACGCAGAATCAACAAATGGAAGATCCTAATACTAATATGCTTTTTCTTAACAGCCAAGGCATTGGTAATATGGGAATGTCTGATTACCAGCAAGGATTTTCAAACTATCCACAGGCTTCTGATTCTGGTGCACTCTATACTAATAGAGTTACTGTTAATAACAATCTTCGCAAGCGCGGAGGAACACAGGACCAAATGCAACCTGGTCTATATACAAACATGACAAACTTTCAATATCTTTAATTAAGAATTATGGCTACTACACTATTCGTCAATGGGCAACCAAATCAAGTTAAGCCTGCAAAAGCTAATAATACTCGTCAACCAGATAATTCTGACATTGACGCTATTTTCCGTGGCATGCAAAACATGCGTGGAATGGTTCGTCGGGGACTTTCTGGGCAACCACTTAATCCTGATGGCTCTGATCCAGGAAATTCTTTTGACCGTTTCATGAGTCAAAATCCTCAGCTTCGAGGAGCTGCTGAGCGTCAAGCACAGTATGACCAACAGCGTAAAAATAACTTTTTGCCAAATGTTCGTAGTTCAATAGATGCTATGAAACAACAACGTGGTTATACGGATGCACAAGGTAACTTTGTTCCGCCAACTATGCCAGTTGAACCTACGAGCAAGTATGGCACTGGTAGTGTTCGCTGGTTGCAACCTGGCGAAACAACTCGTGGAACTATGCCTGATCCATTGACTGGAAAAACAGTTTATATGGATGAGTATTTGCCACAGCTGGAAAGAACGCAAGAAACCAAGTATGGCAAAGGTTCACGCCAGTATGGTCAAGGTGTTGTTAGAACACCGCAAATTTCTCCGCCCGGTGGGGCAAACAACGGACGAGTTGGGCCATTGCAAGCTCCGGGAGAGCCGGGCGGAGAAACTATGTTTGGACAATTACCAGAGTATACTAGCTCTGGAATGCCTGTGAATTATAACCGTGAGCTTGGTTATGGACCAAATAGTGGTCCTCAGTTTAATTGGAATGCTGCTTTAGGTTATAATCAACCTAATCAAGGGCCACAGCCTAATTGGAATGCGTCTTTGAACTATTTGCCAAATAGTGGTCCGCAGCAATATCTTTTTGGTCCAAATGAAGGTCCACAGCGTCCAGCAGATTTTGGCCCTCAATTGCCTAATAGTTCAGGAGAACAACTTATGGCATTAAAACGTTTGTATGGTTTTGGAGGCAATAATAATCCTACTTTGACTGCTTTGGAAGGTTTGTGGAGTAATCTATTCCCAGGTAGCGACTATGATTATCTTCAACAACTGTTTCCAGGTCTTGTCCATCCTTCAGCTGGTTCAGGTCGAGTTATGACTGAACTAGCTAAAATGTATCAAAATCCAGCTTATCAAGCTCTTTTTCCTCAAGTTAATCAAAGCGAGTTTTACAAGTAATCTTTCATGCCCACTTTTCAACAAATCTATTCGCAATATAACTCGGCTCGTCAGAAAAACCTTATTGGTCCTGACGAGTCGATTGCTGACTTTGCTAAAAAAGCTTTGGACTTTACCGGTGATCCTAGTTATCAATCGGTAGCTGAGGGTGGAACTGTTGGAAACTGGGTGCGGCAGAGGTCTGCGGATTTGACAAATCTGGTAAACGCAGGCCCGGTGGATGAGTGGACAAGTGAAGCTGTTGGCCGAGTTGGCGATCTGTTTGGAGTTACTCCAGCCGCTTCTCGAGCTATGGGTGCAAGATTGCCACGTATGGCTGTGGACTTTTTGCCAATGATGGCCGCAGCTCCTTTTACAGGAGGAGCAAGTTTTATTCCTGCACTAGGAATGGGAGCTACTAGCGCACTTAGTGCTGCAAGTGCTTATGAAGATACTGGCGAGTTAGGTAGTGCTGTTATTGGAGCTGCTGCGCCTTATCTTGGAACAGCGTTGGCTCAACGTGGCGGACAAGCTGCTTTAGGATTAGCAGCAAAATCGCCAATGCTACAAAAACTTGGTTTTACTGGAGGAACCAAGTATGTTAATGCAGCGCTGTCTGAAGCAGAGCGTGCTTTATTAGCTGCTTCTGGCAATCTTTCAGCGGAAGCTATCGCAGGAACAACTGTAAATAAAACTGTAGTAGACCGGCTTGCAGATAAAGGTCTTGGTTATTTTGGTGGACAGCTTGCAGCAAACGCTGGGTTTTTTGGACTTGATACCGCTTATCATGGCCCTGCTGCAACTTTTAATCGCGATTACCTTTTTAACTCTCTTGTTGGAAACGTTGCTTTTGGTTTAGCAGATATTCCACGTGCTTTTAGTGCTAATGTTTTACCGGGTTCTCAAACATTTAACCTCCCCGAAGCTCCTAAGGTCTACAATTCTCCAGGAGAACAGCGCGCGGTAGAGGCTGCAGCAATGTTCCAGGACCTTAAAGATCCTGTTGCTTTTGAACAACAGCGTAAGAAATACGGCCTTGACATTGCTGATATTTCTATGAAAACCCAAGAGCTAGCTGAAGCATTGAATGCTAAAGAAATGGGCCTTCGGGTAAACGAAACTGATTTTATCTCTAAGTGGAACAACTATGTGGCAAACACTCCTGAAGCTCAAGCAGCTCAGTTTCCCACCATCAAACGCGGCGGAGCTTTTGGTTCTGAGCTTCTAGGCATGAAAGAAGTGCTGGGTATGGAAAGCTTACCGACCAAAGCACAGGAGATTGTTGCTGGGTTTAAAAAGCAGAACGCTCAGTTGAAAGCCCAGGTTGATGGGGTGGTTAGGAATTTAGGCTCGCCAATTAAATACACAGATAGTTTGAACCTTAGCGTGGAAAAGCTTGGCTTGGATGAATTCTTGCGGACTCCGTTAGAACAGCGGGATTATGCTACGGCATTGAAAGATTCGTGGATTTCGCTGGACGGCGCGGATTTGATTCGTGACATTCATCGAAAGGATGCTGGGTTAAAGCCATTGCGTCCTGATTTGTATCAGGAGTTTATTGATTTGTTTAAAGGCAAACCAGCCACGTTTACTCCGGACAAACATATGGAGTTGCTGGTTGCTGCAAGCTTGGCGCGGGGTAAGACACCTAAGTTTGACTTGTCGAAGAAGCAAGCACAAGAAGCTATTAAGGAAGGCCAAACTGATGAGGTTGTGATTAAGGAAGCGTTGAAAGGAATGGAGGAGGAGAATAAGGAAACTATAAATACTTTTCGTCCACCTGTTAATACGCCAACTCCAGAAGCTATTGTTGTCGATACAGCAAAGTTGCAAGAACTTCAACAACAAAGAGCTTTGCTTGAACAGCAATTAGCAACAGCGCAAGCTGAAGGACGTGAAATTGATGCAAGGCTAGATCAAGAAAATCTTGTAGAGCTTAATAAGCAACTAGATGAGGCTGATGCTAGGCTCAACAAATTTAATGAATTAAAAACTCAGGCTGAGGAAGCTCCTCCGCAAGTTCAACAAACAATTAGCGATCGATTGATTGCTTCTATTCCAGCTAAGTGGCCTGAGAATGTTAAGGCTATTGTGGCGGACTTTTATCGCACTGGAGATGATACTCAGCTGAAAGAAATTGGTATCGATAAAGATTCTGCTTTAAGAAAACAAGTTGCTTATCGTAACTTGCGCGAAGCCGATCCTGCTTATGAGCAGCGGTTGGTTGACTGGAACAAAGCTAGAACAAAAGCTGATGCAGAGCGTAGGAAAGTTCTTAACACACTTCCGGTTAAACTAGAAACGCTTACTCCTGATATGCAGGAAGTGTTGAGGAACAACCGTGCAGATGTTCAGCGAATTCCAACTGAGTTTCTCTTGGCAGAAAACTGGAACCGAGTAAAAGATCAGGATGGAAATGAATACTTGATTCCAAAGCCGGAAGGTGAATTTCAGAGTGCTGAGGGGTTTGCCAAGACTCTGATGGGTAAATTGGTCAGCCCAGAAATGCTTTCTGAGAGTTCAAATGAACTGGTTAAACTAGCTAAGCTGCTGAACAATCCAGAAATTGGTTATGCAGAAATGGCTGCGGATAATGCACAAGTTTATGGTGCAGCTTCTTACAAGGCTAAACAGATTCTTCTTAACACAAAAGCCTTCACCGGTCTCAAAGCCTCTGACCGCGCAGCTTTTGTCTTTGCTCACGAGCAATCTCACATTTCTTTCGCCAAAGCCATCGAAGGCAAGTATGGTCCCGATGCCAAAATCCAAGCTGAAAAAGCTCTCGCATGGGTAAACGCGGCTGACCCACAGATGAAGAAAAACGTCGAGGACGTTTTGAAAGAACTGCATCTTGGCAAAGACCTGGCGCAGATGGATGGCATTCGTGATGTGTTGAATAACCCGGATTCACAGGAATGGCTTGCCAATGTCATGGGCATGTATGCTGTGGGGACGGTAAAGAGCCGTGCTCCAAAAGCAGCCTTTGCTATGCTACCGAAGCCGATTAGAGAATTTGCTGATTGGATGGTTGGGCATTTTCAAAGTCTTGTCAAAGGAGCTCAAAGCTGGATGCGGTTGTCTGGTGGAGATTATCAGGGCGCAAAGAATGTTAAAGACCTATTTGACACAATTCGTCGCTCTTATAGGCAGGCTGAATGGGATGCTATGCAGGCAGAGAAGTTTTTGGACATTGAGCCTAGCTCTATGATTGAACGTGGAAATGAGTTTGCATTTGCACGAGATTATAGCAAGCTGGGTCAGGTTGGTGATGAGCCTGTTACTGACATGGCTACGATGAAAAAGTTCATTGGTTCCACATGGAATAAGACTATTCAGTCAATGCATACTTTGGCGAATACAAATGAGGAACTCTTTGAACCGGTGATGGCTGTGATGAATTCACATTCAGATACGACTAACACCATTGCAGATATTTTTAAAGTAGTTGCTGGAGAGCTTGATGGAAATGATAAACTTAGAATGACTAATCAAGCTTTTAAACGTGTATTTAGCTCTGAGCCGTTGACTAAGCTGTTTAATGATATTCAAATTCGAGCTGAGGTTGCAGGAAAACGAATGATTACCGTAGATCCGCAGACTGGAAAAGAAGTTTTTGACATGACCGCGCTGTCACCTGAACTGCGTGGTAGGCTTACACAGTTTCAACCGGAGGCTCAAATGGCTTTGGTGACTATGACTGCGCAGGCAGAAAGAGCTAACGGATTGGCACAAAAGAAATTTCTTGAGTCCTCGTGGAGTAGGTCGATTTCTAATTTTGCCACGTTGCTTGGTGCAAAAACTTCTTTCAATAAGGCTGACTTTAAGAAAGCTCAACCTATTGCTGAAGGTGTGTTAAATGACTTAAAAGCGGCTAATGAAACTGTGGATACTTTCCAACAATCACAGTTAATGGAGCAGGCGGTTAGCAAACTTTCTGCACTGGATGAAACAGATCAGGCTAGAGCAATGGAACAAGCACAGGAAATCTTTAGTCAATATGATGACTTGAAGAAGTTCTATGACGAACGTCCTGCGTTTATGTCTTTCCGTCGCTATGGTAATGTTAAGCAAAGAATTTCTAAACCAGGTCAACCAGATGATGTTATTGATGCTGATTCAAATGCAGACTTGGTTGAGAAGCTGAAGTTTTACAAAGCCCAGGGCTGGGAAGAAGTTGGTCCGCGTGAGGTGCCTGATAAGAAACAACGTGGGCAATATAACCTTAATGCGGAGCTGTTGAAAAAGATGCAGCTGCAAGAGCGCAGGTTTAAAGAAATGATTCAGGAAAGTCCTATTGATGCAGCGGATAAAGCTGCAATCTTGTCTACTAAGACCGCATCTGAAGTTTTGATTAGCGAAATCAATGCTAAGGAATTGTTTAGACCTACAAAACGCAGGGCGCTGTCTGGTGACCTTGAACGCTTTGATTGGTGGGAACAGTTTCAGAACTATATTCCCCGCGCGATAGCCTCGGCGCAGAGGGAAGCTCTTAATGCTAAAGTCAACCACTGGATGCAGAATCCAGCTTTGACAGATATGAGGTCGCAGAAAGATCAATTCCTTGCACTCTTTGAACAAAGCAAGCAGGCTGATCCGGAGTGGGCTAGGAAGTTAAATAAAACGAATGCTGTCTGGCATATCGGATGGAACCTTCCTGGGCATATCGCTGAGGTGTTCCAGCCAATGATGTCTGGCGTGCATGAGCTTGTAGCTAAAGGAGAAAGTCTTCCTGGGGCGCTTAAGATGTTTGCAAAAGCTGAAAAAGAAACTATTCGGCTGCATGCTTATAAGTTAAAAGACAAGTTCTTTAATCCTGACAAAGCTAAACTTACCATCAACGGTGAAGACTTTGAAGGCATGCCTGCTGTGTGGCTTAAAGCCAATGGGACAACACCTGAGCAGTTAAACATTGCTCGGATGTTGCAAGCAAAGCGAGATCGAATTCAAAAAGCTCCATTGAGTGAGTTGAGAGATTTTACTGGAGAAAATCATGCTCGCTTGCAAGATACTTTAGACGGTAAACGGCAGAGGACTTTAGGAGAGATTATTGCCAGTCCCTTTACAATGTATGCTAAAGGGGCGATGGATTTTTACTCAAAGTTTACTCAGCACAATGGTGTTGTGACTTTGGTTACAGCGTATAGAAAGTTCCGCAAAGATGGTTTGTCACATGAAGATGCCATGCAACGCGCGGAGTTGTTTGACCTTACGGTTAATAACTCTGGTGGTAGGCTGGAGCGTCCTGAAATGTTTGGCAAACTCGGTGGTGCTGGACATATGGTTTATGGCTTGAGTAGTTATATTCGAGGACGCTTTAGCCAGCTGGCAACTTATTACCGTCATGGTTTTGATGCTAAGCAGTTTGAAGGCAAGCTAACTCCAGCAGAAATGAAATCTGCACGAAAAGCTTTTCAAACCATGATCTTGGCACAGGTCGGTGCTGCTGGTGTGCTGGGCATGCCTTTTGTCGGAGCTGGAATTGCTCTTATGGAAGAGCTGCTTGGCGAAGATCTCAAAGGTAAAATGATCAACGCATTGGATGAAGTGACCAACGATCCAACATTGACTAGGGTGTTTACTCATGGCATGATGTCAACATTGTCTGAGAGCCTTGGGGTTCCTGCAGATTTACATTCTCGCTTCGCTTTGAGTTCTTTCCTTGGGACGAATTCCTACGATGGTATGAGTGCCAAGTCATTCATGGGTCCATCGGTTGCAATGCTTGACTCGATGTTCAATCTTGGTGGTCAGATTGCTCAAGGTGAGGGCTTGGAGAAAGCTTTGACTGTTGCTGGTCCTGGTGGGGTTAAGCGTTTGGCCGAGGCTTTGAGTGAGGACTTTCAACGGAACAATCCTGAGGGTAACCTGGCAATGTCAATGCTTGGCTTTAGGTCTAGCCAGCAGATGAAACAGCGTGAACGAGAACAGATTCTGCGTAAGCAAGAATTAGAAGCACGAAAAGAACTGACTAAATCAGCTACTGAGATTTCTAAAGCAATGGCATTGAGCCCGCGCCAGGGTCGCATGCAGCTAATGATGGAAGCAGATAGATTGCTGCCGCAAGGATTGGATCAGCAGGCGATAATTAAACAGCGCCAGCAGAATGTCCGAGACTTGATTAACAAAGTTGCAACAATTGAAGCTGATAAAGTTGGACCTCAAGACGTTCGTAGGGAAATTTCTGGGCGCGTAGCTCCGCTGGCAAGCCAAACCGCTCAGTCAATGGGAGTGCAAATGCCGAATCCGGTTGAACTTGCCCGCGCCTTGGCACAACAACAAACGCGTTCTAAACTGGGCGCGACGGTTAGCCAACGACCAATTAAGAACGCGATGTTGAGAGAGATGCAGTGGGAGAAAAATCCCTGGGACTTCTAGTCTTTCTTCTTCAAAGCCATATAAAACTCAGGTGTTGTAATAGCCTGAACCGCTTGACCGTTATCGAACGTAGCAGTTACCTGCTTGATTTGTTCGATAGCGGTCATTTGGTCTATAAGCGTGTCGATGTCTTTTTGCTGAGCATGACTGAGAAACGCTGCATAGATTTTCTTTCTAGTGACGTAGTGAGGTGGGCGTTCGACATGCAGACGAATAAACTGCTGGATGCCTGCCATAGTTGCTGCGTGCGGATTACGACCAACTCCAGCAAAGATCGTGTCAATGTGCTGTTGTGCATCGGTGACAAGATCCACTGCAAGCTGCATATCTTCTTCATCTAAGATAAGCGTGTCAGAATAAGATAACCTGGTAAGCATAGCAACTTTGATAACTTGAACTGATTTACTCTGCAAGAAGTTTTGCTGAGCCGATGAAGTGGCGCTTTCCAACTCGTGAAAGTTTTTAGCATACCATTTGTTGTAAATCTTTTTACCAAGGTCACTAAAATCAAACTTACCTATGAGCGTTTGAATTCTCTGTCCGTGCTCGATAAGCACACGCTCAGCTTCAATCTGCTTTTCGGTAATAACCGGCTCAGGAACTGGCTTGGAGTTTCTATTAGCAAAGATATAAATAGTTCTACGAGAAAAACCACCAGAGAGAGCATTCTCGTTAATCAACGATCGAGTCAGCTCCGGTGTCATGCATCCAAGCAAAGTGATGTATGGGTAAGGAAGATTTACCGAGCCACGAGAGATAGTGGCTGCATCAAAGGTGGGCTGTGGATTATAGATTTCTGTGAGAAGCTGAATCCAGGCTAGAGGGTCACCGCCGACTTGGACGAGGTTAACAAACTCGTCAGAGAAGACGGCAGCTTTGGTGTAGTTTCTGGGTTTGTCATTCCACTTGTAAGTCATGAGGCAAGGAGATGGGACACGGTCGCCTTGTTTGTTTTTGTGCCCAGCCATGAATTCAACAAAAGCTTCTTTGGAGGATGAAGCTGGAGCCATAGGGAGAGGTTGTTTGGGTGTGGAAATCTTGCCTACAAGACGTTTGGCAATGTCTTTGGCTGTGGACTTTTTGATCCCAGGCGGGCCAACGAACATGATGTATAGGTTGGGTTGAATGTTGCCAATGGGTCCCATGTCTTTCCAAAGGTTAGGGCCGCAACAGGAAGATAGAACGGCGTAGGCTCCCCATGCATGGAAAGAATCAGGAGCTTCGTTGCCGGAAGAGTAGATTTGGTAGGCTTCTAGAAAGTTCATTAGTCAAGAATAGCTTCAAGAGTAGGTTTAAGTGGAACTCCTTTATCCGAAAGCATTTCAAAGCGGACTTTGGCTAGGAAGCCTTCGGGGGAGTTTTGAGAGTAGTAAATTTGTTGTTCGTGTGTCAAGCCGGAGCCTACGGTAAATTCGTGGCCGCTGGCAGTTTGGCAGGTTAATTGGAAACCTTGGTTACCTTTTTCACCCGTGGTGAGGTCGAAGCCGAGGATAAGGAAATCGTCGTCGATCCAACCTTTGCGCTTAAGGAGACTTTTCCAACGGTTCTCTTTGTTGCCACAGTCTTCCGCGAATCCATAAGGAGCAAGGGGAAGACGATACATAAGTCCTTCGTATCCTTGAGACCTGTATGTTGCATAAAGCTCGTCGTCCAGTCCGGGAATATTGACAACAGTTGTGGGGACAACTTTAATAGTCGTTGCCGAATGGATGACCAAGTTGGTTTTGAGAAGTTCGAGGAGGGCAGCACGCTCGTGGAAAGGGCGATGAAGATTTGTGGTATCGACGATGTCGAAGACATGGTATTGGATTTCATGGGTGATAGATGAGGTGGCTTTGCGCTTGACTGCAACAGCGGAGTTGATCTGCTGAAGAGACTTGCCGTGGCAGTAAAGCTCGCCGTCGAGCAGCCATTCAGGTGGGCAAGCTAGAGCGAGCGGTTTAGTGAAATGCTGAACTACTTCTGGATTCCAGACTTTGCCTTCTTCCTCACGCAAGCCGCGAGACTGCATAACACCTTGGTGGTAGAGCGCGCGAACACCGTTGAGCTTTGGTTGGACATAGAATGGATGGGTAAGTTTGGATCGGTGATCCTGCCATTTGAAGGCGCACATGGGTTTCATAGAATAACAATCTGCTGAGGTTCTGGGTATTTGAAACTTACCCATTCAATGGGGGTTTTGTCTCGGTGGAACATGTTTGGTCGGATGAAGGTTTCGAAGGTAAGGGACCAGGTCTCGCACCAGCGCCGCATGTCAGCTGTGCCGCCGAATAGAGGTTTGATGAAGCGGGAATCGATCTCGACATAGGAGTCGAGTTGGAGATCGCGGAGGATTTGACAGCGGAGCTTGGAAGCTTCGTGGGGTTTTAGGAAGAGCATGGGAGTTGGCAGAATGAGAAGTCGGTTACGAACTTAGCAACACTGTTAGCTTTGCTTAGGGATTCGTATTTGACGTAGTCGTTGAATTTACAAATTAAACGGGATAGAAGATTGACGTCTTTGTGACCGTGCCGGGTGGGTTTGTCAGTAATGCGGGCGATGGTGCCTGGTAGGTATTCAATATAGTGCATGGTTAAATTTCTCCTAGTCGATAGTCTTCATCTGTGTGCATCCAGGATTGACCGTAGCCTCCTTCAAAGGGGATAACAAGTCGCTCGTTGGCGATGGATAGGGTGTTGTTGAAGTAGGATTGAATTTTTGCAATTGCCCATTCCGTTTTTTCAATTGGAAACTGTCCGCAAAGCGCGTCATGCACTGAGTGCAAGGGCTGGATGATAAGGTCACCGGACGTGGTTCTGTTGTCAGGATCGAGCCACAGCTTTTGCATGGCCAGATTTGTGGCATAGGTGGTATTGGCTTGGGGTTCATGGGCGTAAGCGGCTTTGAAGGTTTGGTCGTTACCTGGGCGTCCGAAGAATGTGCGGACGTGGCCTGAGGCACAGGAGAGGGTGCGGTGCTTGGTTACTTGTTGCTGGACCCAGCGTTGCCAGGAGAGCACACCGGGGTAACGTTTGAAGAAGACGTTTTGGACTTTTTTACAATCGTTAGGTGGAACCCAGACGACGTTGAGTTCGGCGGATTTTTTGAAGGTTTGAAGGAGGATGTTGTTCGCCATGGTGTTGGGGCCCATGTCGTATGAGGATCCGTGCTGAACAGCTTTGCAGACAGCGTAAAGATGCCCGGGGATGGAGACTGTCTTGGTGAGACGTTTGATCTCATCGCGGGGTAGGTCATTGATGTTTACGGTTACTTCGTTGAGCTGCCCTTGCATTTGCATATACATGAGAGCGATGATTTTGGCAGGTTTCATACCTGCGCGGTAATCGTCGAGCATGGTGGGGTCACCGAGCATGGAGGCGCGAGAGGCTACTGTCCAACCATCTGCGCCGGAAAGGTCACATTGGAAGAAGTGGTAGCCTGGGTCTGGCTGGTAGAGATATCGAAGCTGTTTTGTAATAGTCTGAAGGTTCGTTCCTGATCCTGTAACTGATCCTGAGCAAGACAAGCGGCCCGTCTCTGTTCCAACCAGGTTGTAGGAACATCTAACTCTTTCGTCAGGGTCAGTTGCCAGCTCAAGTTGCTTCCGAACGCCTTCGAGCTTCTTCCATCCGAGGGCGCAGGCCAAGAATGGATGAGTGTTTGCTCCTTGTTTGATGATGATTTTAAGCATTGCGTCTGCATTGGCGGTGAGTTTAGTGGTTTTATGTCCAGCTTCCTTGATGTATTGAGGCTCAAAGCCGAGCTTTTTATACAGAAGGTCGCACATTTGCTTAGGTGAGTTAAGGTTGATTTCCTGGTTAGCATGACTATTGCAGGCTAACTGGAGCTCGAGCATTTTGGTTTTAATCTCGGCAAGATTAACTTTGGCAGCTTTAGTGTCATACTTGATTCCGCGCAGGGACATGTATTGCAAAGATGGGATCAGCGACATATTAAAGTCGTAATGCTTGCGTTGGTCTGGAGTCATCGCTGCCATGTGGTTTTGATGAATTTCCAGCGTTACGGCGGCATCTTTACAACAATAGGTTCGATGGAGTTTCTTTGCTTCGGTGATGTCAAGATCGGCACCAGAAGTTCGCTCGAATTTGTAGTATGGTTCCTTTGACCAGATGGACGCTTGAGTTCCCAGGCTTTTGGGAAGTTCAGGGTATATTTCCCAGCCTGATAGCATGGTGTCATGCTGAATGTTTCGAGCGTTAATGCGCCACAGCCAGGCAAGGACAACGTAGTCATAGAGAGAGTTTTGTAAGACTTTAGGAATCGTGGGGTCGGACATCATTTTATTGAATGACTTCATTACGATGCCTTTGGTCTGGTCGTCGAAGTCAGAGAGGTTAATTGTCCAGGCTGAAGATGGATCGGTGGATATACCGATGCAGGTTACACCGTTGAGGTTTTTGTGAGTGGTTTCTTCTGGGTTTGGGACACCTCCTTCTATGTCCACGGAGCAAAGTCGTCCTTCCGAAATGGAGGCCAGTCTTGCAAGGCACTCGCTGGCGGTGAGGGAGGGTTCGAGCTTTCTGATGGGTAGGGATAACTCGTTTGAATGGGATTCTTCACAGGCACGGTTAATGTCAAATTGAAAAAGGGGTGCTTCGTCCCAGACTTTTTGCACATATCCTGGAGAAAAGGTTCCAAGGCATTTATAAGCGCCAAAACCAGAGAACAAGGTTCCTCGGTAAACGTTGATTTTATGATATACACCGGCAGCCCAGAGTGGCGTGCTACCGAGGAGCAAGATACAGTTAGGCTGAAACTTGTTGAGGTCGGACTTGAGAATTCGGAGGGACTCATGGAAGTCAGGATCAGATTTGTTAATGTTTTCTACGTCGCCGCTGGGCGGGATTTGATTATAGACATAACCGCGAAAGCAGTTAGACATGATGATACCGGAGTTTTGCAGGGCTGCGGTGAGAAGACCAGAGGAGGGACCAGCGAATGGTCGGCCCTGGGCAAGCTCGTGCGGACCTGGCGCATCACCGATAATGGCTAAGCGGTAAGGTGCAGGGGAGAGAGGAAAGGCGTTGGGAAGGTGGGTCATACGAAATTAACTTGTCCTCCTAGCATTGCTTTGTAGGTGTCTTTCACACGGTTTTCCAATTCAGGGAAGCGTTTGTCGTCGATTTCACAGCCGATGATTTTGCAACCGCGTAGGATACAGGCGCGGAGAATAGAACCGCCGCCTGCAAATGGGTCGAGGATGGTCATACCTGGGAAGTGAATTGGGTCGAGGATCATCTGGTTGATGAAGTCGAGCGGTTTGGCAAAGGGATTAGACTGGAGTTTTTTATCCGGCATGCCGTCGACTTCGAGATGGCACTTGGTCATAGGTTTTGCTAGGCGTGGAGAGCCTTTCTTCATAACCATGACAGGTTCATAGGACTTGGTGGGGTTGATATGTGGCGCGTTGTTTTTGCACGAGTGCGGCTTAAGCCAGAGAAGATTCCAGTCGAGCACATTGAAGCCAACTTCGCGTCCCCAGGTAGCAAGCTTTTCTTGATGTTGCTGGGCGTAGAAGAAGAACAGATAAGTGTTGTCTTTAAGCACACGATAAGCGCCTTGGAGGAAAGGTTTCATCTGTTCTACGTTTTGATTGACATCGTGGGTAGAGCGCATTTGGTCAATACCATGCATGTCTTCCATAAGGTCCATGTCAATGCCATAAGGGATGTCGGTGATAATGGAGTCGATCGAAGACGGCGCGAGCTTTGTCATCATGAGTTCTACGCAGTCCATGTTAAACAAGCGGTCAGAGATTTGCACCGTGCGCATTTCACGAATTTGCTCTGGGGAAGCTGGAGTTACCGATAGTGCAGCAGGAGAGGTGGTGTTGCCGAGTTGGATAGAGATGATGCCAGTGGGCTTGGTGGACTTGGCTGGTTGAGGAATGACTAGGACGTTGGCGGATTGAAGGGCTTTGGCTTTGATGGCGTCTTGCTCTTTGCGGCCAAGGAGAATTTGCTTAGCTTGGTCGAAAGTTTTAGCGTCCCAGATTTCTTTATCTTC